TTTCCTTGCTACTTGGCCCGTCGTTTGCATATGGCTTACCTCTATGGGAATCTCCACTATGGCTTTTAATCTCAACGGTTTCAACTTCAACCAATCCGTCGTCGATGCAGCTGGACGAACAGTCCCAACTTGGGCTGATGTCCTTAACAGGGCTGACTTAGGTATGGAGGTGATGCACGAACGCAACGCACATAATTTCCCGCTTGACTTAGCGGCTAAAGAAGTCGCACCAATAGCCTAACGATACTTCCGTTCATCCTTCGGGACGCATGAAACCTAAGCATGGAACGGGGCTTAGGTATTGAGGTTTTTATTATGACTCAACTAGAACTACAAGCTCGTGTTAAGGAGCAGAAAGCTTTAGAGAGATCAGAGAAACTTAAATATCGTGGCATCGCTTATTACAAATCTTACAAAAATTAATTAAATGAAAACAATTGCACTTGCTCTCGCAGCCACCACATTAGCGTCTGCACCTGCATCCGCTGGCGTGTATATCAAC